CATAAATATCAAATGCTGCACCAATTTCTGGATACTCATCCATCAATTCATATTCTTTATATCTACGCTTGCGATTTACTTCAATCTCTGGAAGAACTGGGAGACTACCTCTAGAAACTGAAAAAGATGCAGGATCTGCTGAAGGTTTATCTAATTTAATAACGTCTGGGCTAACTACGGTATCGCCACTTATGGGCCTCTCCATAGTATCAGGATCATCTCCAAATTGGCGAACTACCTCATCTTGTGCCTTAGTAGCAAAGAACTTGGAGAAAAAACGTCCTAATCTGCCTACTGGATAAAAGAACCAAGACCCTCTCTGTGGTGACCCACCAAACTCAGTATAAGTTTCTTCGATTATATCTTTGTCTATTTCATCAGCCATGTTAAATCTTCCTCTGATATTCCGCCATGTGTCTTCATTGTATATTTAGTAGTTCTAATTGGACTTAATGGTCTATTTATACTAGTTCCTCGTATATGTTCTATAGGAGTTTTTTCCATTATATTATTATAGCCATAAACAGCTAAGGCCAAACTAATCACTAGATCATCATTATATCCCTGCTCTGCCTCTGCCTTACCATTCTCTGCAATAATAAAAGTAAACAATTCCTCCACTGTTCTTTCTGAATTAATTCTTATAGTAGATGTTCTAATAGCTTCTTCTAAATCAGCAAGCAGGACCTCCCTATTCATATGGGTTACTTGATAACCCATATTACCTTTATCATCAATCCATATATTTTCATATTCAAGAGCAGTAAATAACCAATCAATAAGGTTATTACCAATGGTATTTCTCTCCGAAATTACTGCTGCTGTGTTATATAAATTAGCCTCCGTAGCTATAACCTGAGCAAATTCATTAATGGGAGTTCTATTGGAGTAAAATTCTGCCACTTGTTCGCCATTATACATGTTAATAATTTGAAAAGCAGAGTAGTCTCTCCCACGCCCTAAAGAAACATCAGCAGCTAGTACATATTCATAAGACGGGTTTGGATCCTTCCATACACGCATCCGGTTATTATATTTGATGTAATATTCTTCACTTACATGCTCTTTAATATAATTTAAAATTTCCCCATCAACATAAGTGTCACCAGTCCCTAAGAAATCACACTCATACTCTTGTAGCCACTTCCTTGGAGAAATATTAGATTTAGTGGTTTCTTCCCATTTTTCTACATCTAATGGAGCTTCTAAGGACATCATAAATTTATACAAATCCTCATATCCATCCTGCTTTTTGTACTCTGGATGTTCCTGCCACTTAATATCCACTGCATTGAAAGAATTTTCACCTTTCATAGCTCCTTGATACATATCATGGAACCAGTTACCAATACCATTAACTGTAGATAAGATAAAGGCAGCACCTCCCGTAGAAATAACGGGATAGACAGCAGCCCAGATAGTATCAATATTTTCAATAAACGCTGCCTCATCTACTATTAGTAATGAGCCTGCGAGAGATCTACCCGACTGCTTCCCTGAAGCTCTACATCTAATGGTAGATCCGTTCTTTAGCTTTAATGTATGTTTATTATCTTCCTCAATCCCAGGCTTCATAATGTCAGGAAGCTCATCATACATTAGCTTAATCCTTTCTAGTACCTCCGTAGACTCCTGATCGCCTTTTGAAATGATAGGAATTGTTTGATACTTTGCAAAAATAGCCTTCCATAGAGCATAGCTAGCAGCAATAGTTGTACATCCTGCCTGTCTAAACTTTCTTAAAATATTGAACCTATGTGACGTAAGCTCAGAAACTATTCTTTTCTGGAAAGGATAAAGTTCAAAATTAACTAACCCTCTGACTGGGTGAGTTACTTTAATATACTTGGAGATAAAGTAAGAAGGATCTTTACTACATCTTTTAAATTCTTTTATTGCTTCTTTAGGGTCCATTATCTATAATAGAATATGAAGTATGATACGTATGCCTTTATTTGCACTAGGGAGAAAGCTCCTACTATAACAAGAAACAATCTTACCCATTACTTATCTAGGGCGGGAGTTAGGACAAAACTGCTAGTAGGGCAGGATTCAATATTCTCTGGATATAAAAAAGCTTTTGAATTAACACAACCTAAAGCTAATGATACTATCATTCTTTGCCATGATGATATTGAAATTTTATCAGATATTCATGCATTTCATAATGAGTTAGAACGTCACCTATCACAACACAAATCAGGATTTGCGGGAGTCGCTGGCACTACACATTTAGGTGAAGACGCAATATGGTGGGACCATCAACGATGGAAACAAGGACTACATAAAGGACATGTTTTTCACGGAAGGGACTTACACTCTTATGATAATACTTATTATGGGAAACCAGGACAGGTGGTAGTAATGGACGGTTTATTCCTAGCAGCCAAAGCTAAAACTTTAACAGCAATAGGCTTAGACAAACCTAATTACTTTGAAGGCAAATGGGATTATTACGATATTTTATATACCTTGAAAGCTCATAATCTTGGATTAATAAATAAAACTGTGCCTATAATGATACTACATAATTCTTTTGGAGAACTGGCAGGTAGAGAATCCTGGCAGAAGAATCGAGAATCCTTCATAAAAAATCATAAGTTACCAGTGAGTAGTAATTAATATGGGAACAACACTATCAGGCTACAGTATGTTAGCAGTTATTATTTGGGTTTTGGCTGTATTTGGAGCATCTAATGGCATTGCTGTTGCTCATTTAATAGAACCTTTAAGAAAAAAAGTAATGAATTGGCCCGTTATAGGAGGCTTAATTCATTGCCCTATGTGCCTTGGGTTTTGGTTTGGAGGAGCAGCTTCTTTGCTAACCTTCTCTCCAACTGGCAGCATTATTATGGACTGCTTTTTTGGAAGTATTACTTCCTGGATTCTGTATCTACTAATACAGAGAAGACAATTTGAATCAGGTTGAGGTAAAGGTAATCAACAACCCTGAGCACAGTTTGTGGTCGGCCTAAGCATCCAACGTTTTCTTAACATATTACGAAAACCACGTTGAATCTATATTGGTGATCCTAGCTAACTCGCTAGAACTTAAGTGAGATTTTATATCATCTTCCACAGTAATGGCAATCTCCCCAGTAGTAGGATGAACTAATGCTTCATCCCAGGTAGTAACATTTCTACTTGATTTAATGGCGTCATAGATTTTAGTATTTATAGAATCAAACTCTGCTTGATCCGTACAAATTATAATTTCACGATCAGTATAGGACATTATAATATCCCCCATCTAGTCTTGATGTAGCTAAAGAAGTTTTGCTTATCAGGTCTTGGAATAGTACCTTGCCAGACACATAACTCTCCTAAGTCCATATCTGGTGCTCCTGCTCCAAATCCGCCAACTCTAAGTACGCCTCCAAGAGTTCCATCTGCTGCTACTGTTGTTGATGTAACAAGATCTCTATCAACCCATAAATTACATTCTCCATTAGCATAGACTTCCCACATTAACAACTTGGCAGTGTCCACAGCAACATCCTCACCTACTACCGATGTTGGGCTTAATTTACTACTATTTAATTTAAAAGTAGCAAGAGCATCGTCAGCCTTACCTGTCCATGTTAAGGAATTCACTCCCTGAGTCTCTGCTCCTCCTAAACTGATCGCGTATTGTGTGTCATCCGATGCAGCGGCAGCAGCTTTTATTTTTAATACTGCTGCCATTGTCATAGTAAGAGGAGAATCTCCATCAAACAATGAGCTTGTCTTGACCATAAAATCATTAGTTAAAAACCTAATAATAGGGAGACTGTTTATTTGAGATGCAACGTATAAAGGTTGTTTACTGCCTGTAGCTTGTTCTACGCTATAGCTTCCTGTTTGACTAGCCCATGCAGACAATCTGTTTTCAGTCTTAGTTACTCCTGCGTCTGCTTTAAGCCAAAAAACAAGGCTATCTAAGTCATCAGGAGAAAATACCCTAACATCAGAGGCATATGTAACATGCAAAGTTTGAACTTTGTCTCTTGTCCTTCTACGGAAAGAAGGTCTATGTTGAGACGAAATTCCAAATTTTTTAAACCTAGGCATTTACTGTCCAGCGGGCGAGAAACTACCATCCTGATCCCTCTTAGGATTAGCTTGTTTCATATTACCATAAGTTACAATAAAAGTTGCTGTGGTTCCTGGTGTTGTAGCTCCTCCTGTATTCAAAAGTTTATTCCAAATAAGAACCCCGGCAGCACTATCTGTTGGTGCTAACGACATTTCAACACTGCCATCTGCTGTCCCCATCACACCCCCGCCCCCGAGCCCCGCGTGAGAAGTGGTGCCAGAGAGGGCATTGACCTCAGTAATACCAGACAAGGATGCAAAATAAACACCACTAGGCTGAACCATAAAGAATCCAGAGTCGCTCTCGCCGCCCGATCTACAATCAACAGAAAAATAGTTACAGTTAATTCCAGCACCAACAGAATCTGTAAAAGTGACACTTGCACTTGTATCGTGAGCACTCTGGATAACCTTGCAGTAGCTCTTCATTGTAGATCGTACGGTCATAATTATATCCTCTTTATATTATATACATGCATTCCTGAGATTTTACTTTATAAAATAAAACTAAACACTAAAAGAAACCCCACACCCACAAGTGGATGTTGCCTGGGGATTGATAAACTTAAATCCTCTGTCTAATAATGTAGTATTAAAATCTATAGTGACTCCTTGCATGAAGAAATCACTCTTTTTATCTATTACAAGCTTTATGCCTTTTTCCTCGTATTCTAGGTCAAACTCATCTTTTCTTTCGCAAAAATCTAAGATATAAGTGAAGCCAGAACATCCCCCACCCTTCATTCCAATTTTAATCCAAGTCTTACTTTTATCGAAGTTTTGTTCTTCGAAAATTCTAGTAAGCTCTTCTATTGCTACCTCAGTTAGAAAGTTGCTTTTTTTCATAATCTGTTATAGCCGCTTGAATGGCATCTTCCGCCAACACGCTGCAATGAATTTTAACGGGAGGCAGAGCAAGCTCTTGAACAATTTGAGTATTTTTGATAGTATTTGCTTCATTTGTAGTTTTTCCTTTCAACCATTCCGTAGCTAAACTAGAAGATGCGATGGCTGACCCACATCCATAAGTTTTAAACTTGGCGTCTGTGATTTTTCCGTCTTCCACCAAAATTTGTAATTTCATAACGTCCCCACATTCAGGGGCACCAACTAAACCAGTTCCTACTTTATTAGAATTTTTATCTAGACTTCCAACGTTTCTTGGATTATTGTAGTGATCCAAGACTTTATCAGAGTAGGCCATTACTTCTTGGCTTTTTTAGATGCTTTCTTTTTCTTAGACGGAACTGGCTTAGGCTCTTCTACTGGCTTAGATTCAGCAAGTAAAGCATTTAATTCATCTCTAATTGCACCTTGTCTAGCCGCAGTATTGGGCTCCTTTAATGCCTTTTCAAGTCTTTCAATCTCTTCTTCATTTGTCATTGTATTATCCTTCTGGGGTTTTTAAAGCGTGTAAAAACGCCTTTGTCGTTGCTTCATCATCCTTAGTAGTTTTCCATGTTCTATGTGCCACTTTACGTGCTTTTTTAAGTTGACGTTCGCTATGTAAACCGCTCATAGCGGCTTTTTGTGCTTCAGCCGATTGTAACTCACGACGTTCAAAAAGTAACTTTATTATACGTTCATACGTACTTTCAGTGTAGCGAACCTTCTTACCTTTTTTCTTAGCAGCATCTTTAGCTGCACGCCTTCCCGCGTGGGTATAAGGGTAATGTTTCTTTCCTACCTTTGGCATAATAAACTCCTACTTTATATATCATTGATACCACGGAGAAGTGGTGTAAGTTACTTTTATTTTTGTCTCAGGATTTGATCCTATTTTTATAGACTCATATCCATTAAGTAAGGTACCTCTCTGATAAAGCTCTAACTTATACTCCAGAGTTTCTGTAGGATTACTCTGCAATACAAACCACAAATATAAGTCTGGTCCTGATAAAAATTTACCATTTTGAAATAAGCCTCCAACCAACTTCTGCCCTAACGGAGTTGTCATGAATTCCAATAAGGAAGACACATTATAAGTTTGGCTCACGAAATAAATATAAGTGAACTTATTTAGGTTATTAAACATGAGGTGGCGTACGTACGGAATATGAGAGCCCTGCAAAGGTTCATAATTTACAAGCACTGCAATAGTGTCTGCATTAGGAACAGAGCCTCCTCCTGTCCTAGGGCCTGAATTATCCCCCTTAGGTCCACAAGCTACCAATAATAATGGAAGTAAAAACTTTAAAAGTTTCATAATTAAAGAATATCTAGGATACCAGCCACCTGATTAGTAAGAGTTTCTACCGCTGCACGGTAGTTCATATCTACAGCGATCTTTGAGTTCCAAGGTAAAGATTCCTTATCAGCA